ATATTGTTATTTTTAAAAACCACAATATAGAAAGAGTTTTAATTAAAGATATAGTCCAACTGTAATTGAAAGATTATGGATAAATTGAAACAATTACATTGCTATTAAACAAGATGGTGGTGTTAAGACTAAAGGTCTCTTTATTAAAGACTGGCCTAAGAAGTTCTCTAACATGACCGACCCATTAAATAAAGGGTTTGATAAACCAATAGTGTCAATTGCACTATATGAATTTTTTGTTAACAACATCCCTATCACAGACACAATAAGGAACCATATAGATATTTATGACTTCTGTATCTCCAAAAAGATTGACGATAAATTTACAAACGAATTTCATTACATTAAGGATGGGAAACATGTTATCGACATACTACAAAAGTCTGTTCGATATTATGTATCTACGTCTGGAGGGACATTGCTTAAAGTAGTTAAGGAGACTGGTTCTCAGTCTAACTATGAAGCTGGTAAACAAGTTACTATCTTCAATGACTACCTTGAAAGAGCAGACATACTTGAGTATGAGCTAGACTATGCTTATTACATCAATTATGTACAAAAAGTAATTAACGAAATTATCAATCCACAATTATCATTATGGGACAGCAATTAATAATATCTAATTTTTACAAACCAAACAACGTGACGTTGCGAGATGTCATGGAGTACGTTGCCATTGAAGAGCCAGTCTTGATTGCTCCACCATCTAATAAGGAGATCAGATTGGCAATAGATTTGGCTAAGCAAATGAATCCTTTGTTTGAATTTTACGTACAAGATAATATAGATCTAGTGAGACGAATATGCAAGTATAATATCCCACAAGAGACTATTTTGAACGTTAAATCATTCAAGCAAATATTATACAAAGAGATTATCGTAAGTGTCAAACACACAGGAAATGGTAAATATAAAGTTAAACTCAAAAGGGTAAGGAGAACACATTCCTAATTTAACACCGTTCCAAAATCTAGCATCCGCCCCTATATAATAGGTGATATGATATTAGAAATAGACACTTCATATTTAATAAAAAACAAGATTACAGCTCACCAATATACTATAGTAAAGCTAGTTAGAGAAGACAGGCTTCCTGAATTAAAGAAGTATCTATTCATAACAGAATCAGATAAAAACTTAAGACAGGATTTAGAATCCCTGTATTCAACTGGTTTTATATCATCGCAACCTGGTAGTGTCATAAGCTTAAATACAATCGACATAACCACCAAATTTTCTCAATCTCATACATTTACAAAAGATCCGTTTGAAGACTTATATGATGCTTTTCCGACAAAAGTGCTGAGACCTGATGGTAGTTTCGACTACCTAAGAGTAGACCAGAAGCGATGTAGAAAGATATATTACAACATAATAAGAGAGAGTCCGACCCTGCATGATTTTATACTTCGATGCCTTAATGTTGAAGTAAAGGACAGAAAATCGAAAGGTCAGATGTCGTTTATGAAACGAATGCCCACTTGGCTGTCTTCCGAAGGATGGAAAGCTTATGCCGACGTTGTGGAGCACTGCGACGTTAGTACTCTGGAAGAAAATACTACTGGGTATGGACAAGAAATCGAGTAGGTCTCTCACTTATAGACACATAAAAGAGCCAACCACTGAAATTCTGAGGTATATTGACGATAGACGACATGGAATCGTCAAATCGCTGAAGACTAAGTGGAAGAGATTCAATAAACAATGCATGGGTGGGATTGAACCTAATGTCATTTATACCATCGCTGGTATGAGTGGTAGTGGTAAATCCTCGTTTGTTAATAGTCTGGAGACGGATCTGTTTGACTTAAACCCAAAGGAAGACTTTATAGTATTATCGTTTTCATTTGAAATGCTTTCATCAAGGCAGGTAGGTAGGAAACTATCATATAAAATGCAGAAGACAACCTCTGAATTATATGGCGGTGGATTAGATTACTATACTGGTTTAACGGACACTGATTATAAACAAGCACAAGCGTATGCGGAGAAGATCGTTAAGTACCCTATCTATTATGTAGATAGCCCTGGTACTGTCGAGGAAATAGGGAACACAATAGACATTTTTCAAGAAAAGATTAAGGGTACTAAGAAATCACTCATTGTGATCTTAGACCACACTCTTCTCACTAAGGGAGCTGATGGGCTTCGTGAACGGGAAACATTATATGAGTTACAGAAGCTTTTTATTGAAAAGAAGAAGATTGGTAAGACCACCATAATTCAAGTCAGCCAAATGAATAGGAATATTGAAGCATCAGAGCGCATCAATAACCCAGGTATGCATTATCCTATGCGTAGCGATATATTTGGTAGTGATTCTCTATTTCACTCATCTGATTACGTAATTGTATTACATCGACCCGAAATCTTGCATATTGAAAAGTATGGGCCAAGCAAACAACCTGTACAAAATAAAATATACATTCACTTTTTGAAAATGCGAGAAGGTGAGTTAAAGATACTCAGATTCGAAAACAATCTTAAACATAATAGTATAGACGATGTCAAAGAAGAATCTGAAAAACTTAATTTAAAATCATAACTAATATGTTTATATTCCAAGAAACTCCTTCTACTTATAAGAAGAAGAATACTAAGAAAAAAGAATCCTTTATTATTGTCAACACTGACGGTAGTCAAGGTAGCGTTTATATTCACAACGTTATTAACACTTTAGTTAATACAGGGCTGCAACAACAAGACATTCGTTTTGGTGGCAAGCATGCGAAGAAGATTAAATTTGGCGATGCCATTGTAGTTGGAGACTGTAACACAGCTTTCGATTATGATTTCCGTATCGTTAAAGACAAGCACATAGACACTCTAAATGAGCTTGATGGTCGTAAGTTTAAGATATATGATGTTATTGAAGATTATACAAAAGTCATCAACAAGATCAAATCCTATGCTAAGACCAATCGCATCGGTGAGTATAGATATCAACAATCACGGAGAAGTTTTGGACGCAAGCCCATACGTACTGCTCCTACTCAGGTTAATATTAATATTAACTGTGAGGAAGAACCAAGGCCAGTATTTACAAAGAGGAATGTTTCTGCATTTCACCGAGTAGATCCCATCCGTACACAAGAGAAAGCAACTTTCTTTAGTGACTGGGTGAAAGTTGGTATGCATCAATTCGATATAGAATATGATGTACTTGGTAACCAATTCATCAGCGATGGTGCATTGAACAAATATTACATTTCCGAAGACCGCTATGGTCGTCGATTTTTAGTCACACGATAGTTGCTATCAGTGATATAGGTTTCTCCCTGAGCGGGGGGATTGAACCCTGTTCTTAAGGGAGGAACCTTTTATTAACTATAAAACTTAAACATAATGAACACAACTCCCTACCAAATTGCATTCGTAGGAATGTCAGGTAGAGGTAAGACTATGGCTTTCAGGAATTTAAACCCTGAAACAACTGGTTTTATTAATATGGAAAGTAAACCGTTGCCGTTCATTAACAAATTCAAGCATTATAGTACGCCTAATAATTGGCAAGAGTGTTATCAAAAACTTATCGAATATGCAAAGGACGACGCCATCGAGGTGGTTGTGCTTGATAGTTTTTCGGCATATGTTGACAGTTTGTTAAAAACTGCAAGAGAAACCAAACGTGGTTTCGATATTTGGAATTATTACAATGAAGAGATCGGAAAACTCTTGTTTGCAATCAAGAAGTACCCTAAACACATCATTGTGTCTGCTCATTATGAATGGGTAGAGACACCAGAGGGTGCGGTTGAGAGACGCATTACGGTTAAAGGTAAAGAATGGAAAGGACTTATTGAGAAGGAGTTCACCATTGTTCACTTTGCAGAAATGAGACTGGATAATAAGAAACGTAATTATAACATCGTTTTAAACCCAGATGAAACCAATTCAGCAAAGACCCCACCCATATTTGCGGATGAAGGAGTAGATGAGATTGAAAATGATTACAATCTCTTCTTAGAGAAGATGAATGATAAGTTAAATAACTAATAATGCAAACATGTATAAAGTAGATAAAAACGTTAAATCTGAAGCCAGAGCAACTAATTTTCTGGACGTAGGTATTCATGAGGATGTAGAACTTATTGGAGCAGAATACAAAGTTAGTCCCGAAGGGAATAACGAATTTATGGTATTTCACTTCGAAAAGGATGGGAAAAAGCTGTCCCACACTGAATGGAAACCTAGGGATGTAGATCCCGACAAGCTTGAAAACAAGCAAGCAAATCAGATCAAACGTATTAAGCATATTGTAACTAAATTTATTTCAGAAGATGTATTCGTATTTGAAGCAGCAGATTTTAAAGGTTTCTGTGATTCTACGCTTAAGCTTCTGGGAACTAGTTATGTGGGTAAGAAAGTAAGGTTGAAGGTAGTTTATTCTTTTAACAACTATACGTCCTTACCTAATTATGTACCGTTCATTGAGAAAATGGAGATCCCTGTAGAGAAATCTAAGCTTGAGATTCTGTCAATCGATAAGATGACCAAGACACAGGCAGACGTGGAGAAGCCACAGTCTAATCCATTTACACCAGTAACTGGTACAACTAACACAGGGACTACAGGTTCAGATGACCTGCCCTTCTAATATATAATCAAAAGGAGCTACAAGGTTGTGTAAAGCTAAGCTGAGAAGGTGTGGATAAAGACTTACTCCACACCAGCTCCTTTTTTATTCTTTTCATATGGTATATAACACAGCTAAAGTAACAGATGATGTTACATTAGATAAGATCTTAACAAAGTTAGATCCATACGATATTTATGCATTCTATATTGGAAAAGAAGTCAAACTTAACAAACCTATTAACTCCCCATTGCGTGAGGATAAGAATCCATCTTGGACTCTATTCAAAGCTCGTAGTGGTGATTTAATGTATAAAGACTTTGCTACTGGAGAAAGTGGTAACGTCGTCCATTTAGTCAAGAGTATGTTTAACCTGACATATTTTAAAGCCCTCGAAAAGATCTGGGCTGATATGATGACAGGTAGTAAACTTAAGAATGGTATTACTAGACCTAAGGAAGAAAGAGTCAACAAGGTTGAAACCGAGTTGACAGTGAAGAGAAAATACTTTACCCAGACAGACG